AAGCAACTTCGATGCCTCACGCTCTGTACGGCTGAGCATGACCACGAACCTGTCACCCCAGAAGAAAGTCTCCCAGAATGTGAAAGCGGCCGCTAGGGTCGAGAAGCCAATCTGTCGAGCCTTGAGAACAATGCTGTAGCGCTCAGCAATCCAAGTTCGTACAGTTTCTTCCTGTGCTTCACGAAGAGTAAACTTGATACGACCACGCTCAGGATGGCGAATAGTCCAATAAGTCGAGCAAAAATGCGCAAACGCTTCAACCAGTTCGTCTGTTGTCGCATCGTCTGCGCCTTTGCACTTTCGCCACTCCTTCTCGTTGAGAAGGTCGGAGAGTTCCATTTACTTCTTCTTTTTCTTGGCCTTCTTCTTTGGACCGTACTCAGCAAGACGTTCCATCTTTCCTTCGGTCTTTTCGTGCTTGGCCGCCTTCTTAGCGGCCGCAATTCCAGCCTTGGTGTACGGGAACTTCTTCTTACCAACCTTTGGCATTACTTAGCCTTCCTTTTCTTCTTCTTGGACATTCCAGCCTCAGACAAAGCAATGGCAACAGCCTGCTTGCGAGACTTGACAACTGGACCACCCTTGCCAGAATGCAAGGTACCAGCCTTGTACTCCTTCATGACCTTCTTGACCTTTGCAGGCTTCTTCATTCAGCGACTCGCTTAGCGGCCTTCTTGGCCGCAATCTTCTTTGGGGTTGCACCAAAAGCCGCATCGATTTCGTCCTTCGTCAGGACTCCATCAATGCTTGCCTTTGCCAATGCTTCGGCAACCTTGAACACGCTGACTGCGCCAGCGATACAGGCGGACTTCCAGACAGCAAGGTCTGGTGCGATGATTGCCGCACCGGTGACCACACCGAGTGCGTTCGTGAGGAACAGGGCGACAATTCGTCCCGCAATGTCCTTTGCCTTATTCATTGTTCTCCTTGAAGTAAACACCCAGTAGGTGAATGATTAGAGCGATGGCTGAAATGTACCAACCGAGAAGACGAGTCTTACCCGACAGCGTGATAAGCACGGTACCCGTGCCAGCCAGCGTCCAAGTCAGAGCGTGGATTTCGGAGAGGAACTTCTTCATCACCAATAGGACAAATCGTTACCGTCTACGGTCCCCCACAGCGGTCATGGTGGCCCCCACGGCCACCGCAATCAGGGTCCTACGGGTCGAAACAGGCACCTCTGACCCCAATGGCACATAGTCATCGAATCCAGCCCCAAAGACATCCACCTCTTCCTCAAATGCCTGACGAACCTCTTCTGGTGCATCCTGAACAGCCTCGACAATGGCTGAAATCTGCTCCTCGTTGAGTTCCTGTGGCTCAAGGTTCTGGAACACCTCAACAGCCTGCTGTGTGGTAAGGTTCTGTACTTCCAGTACCTGCTGTGCTGGAGTTGGCACAGTCGTAGAAGGAGCCATCGTTGAGGTTGTTGCTGGGATTGTTGTTGGCGTGGATGTTGTCGTACTGGATTTTGGCTGTGAAGTCGTCGTCGTGGAAGATGTGGTTGTTTCTGGCTGACTTGTCGTTGTGCTCGTACTTGTGCTGGTTTCTGGCACAGTCGTTGTAGTCGTAGTTGTCGTAGTGGTCGTCGAGGTAGTTGTTGCTGGAGGAACCCACGGCTGAGTAGTTGGTACCGGCACAGTAGTAGTCGTAGTTGTTGTAGTACTGGTAGTCGTTGTGGTTGTCTCTTCGGTGGTTGTTGTGACCGATGTCGTCGTGGATTCTGGAATAGTCGTGGTAGTTGTGGAGGTTGTCGTTTCTTCAACCGTAGTAGAGGTGGAAGTCTCTGGAACAGTAGTGGAGGTAGTAGATGTTGGAACAGTTGTTGGTGAGGTCAAGCCGTAAGACCATGTGTACGGCTCGGCTGGCGGACCGTCACGCCAAGCCAAGCAGTCAGACCATGTTGGGTAAAGCCCTGAACGGTAGTGCTCGATGGGCTGAAGCATTGTCCAGTTGCTCGTGTTGGACTGCCAGCAGGTCCACACGGTGTAGTTGACATCCGCTTTTGCGGATGTTGACATCAGAGCATAGATTGCTACTGATAAAAATATCAGCCAGCGACTACGGAGACCCACGACTGACTTGATTCATCCCAGTTGTTCCATCCATCTGGTTTTGGAACTGGTGGTTGCCAATCATGATTGGAATCAAGTGTCCAAGATGGAAATGGTTGACGCTGAATAAATACATCTGCAACTGCGTCATACTTCCCACCAATTGGTGCATATTGCTTTCTGAAATTGTGATTGTAGGAAGTTTGCTTCCATTCGCCTTCTAGACCAAGTGAAGCAATGAAATCTTGACCAACAGATTCGCTGGATGGAAAACTTCCACCAGCGCAATCCGAGTCGGCAATAACAATAACCGTTTCGATGGTTCCGTCTTGTCCTACCTTAGCAAAGTGTGCCATGTGATTCTCCAGAAAATGTATACCAATTGACGAGCGAATACTTTATCCCATCCAGAATCGGTTTGACCGAATGGGCAAACGGATACGAGGATGGAAATATCAGAATCTCTCCAAATACAGGCCTGATTGTTACATCCAACCTGTCAAATACAAGTTCTCCGCCCACATAGTTATCGTTGGCAAAAATAACAACGGAAACCGTTCTAGTGAACCCAAACCCGTCATCTATATGGGAATTGAAGAAATGCCCCTTGTCGTATTTCAATAGCAACCAAGATGTTTCTTGGGCCAATGGTTCTAACCCAAAATCCAGTCGGTACTGCTCAATGATTGGATTTACTTCAGATTTGACAAATGTTTTGAATTCTTCGCCCTTTTCCGTATTTGGCGATTTTCCAATATTGAGGATATTGGTAATTCGTTTATTGGTGGAACCAAGGACACAGTTATTTTTGTTGTCCTCAACAAATGACTTGAGAAATTGCGGATTTTTTATTTGCTGTAAGCGAATCCCAATATCAGGCTGGATAACGGATGTAAGCAATTCCGCTACCACCATTCGAACCAGCACCCTGTCCAGCGCCACCCTGAGTGCCACCACGAGAACCACCACCACCACCAGAGTTGGTAGCACCATTGGTAGTTGTGCGACCACCAGTACCTCCGCCACCAAGACCACCAGCAGAGTTACCCGGCTCTGGGTTTCCCCAGTCAATGTTACGGTAAGCCATGCCGCCACCGCCACCACCCTTGTAGGTTGTGCCAGCAGACTGTCCAAGCCAAGTAGAAATATCTACACCATTTCCACCGGGTCCCGGAGTCGTGTTTCCAGTTGCGTTTCCACCAACCGCTCCAGCACCACCACCACCACCTGCAAGGCTGTTAGAGAATGTGCTTGAGTATCCAGAACCCGGACCATATCCGTTTCCTGAAGTAAATGTATTTGATTTTGGTCCAGTCTTGGTGCTGGAGAATGCAATTGTGGTATCGCCTCCGTTGTTGCCATTGATGGACCCACCACCACCAATTGTGACGGTGTAACTGGTTGCAGTAACAGCAATTACCCCAGTTGATGTTCCGCCTGCGCCACCACCCGTGCTGTCCGCACCCGGTCCATATCCGCCTCCAACAAGGTAGTACTCGACATCGCCTCCAGCAGTAACAGTAAATGTTCCACCAGCGGTAAAAGTGTGCAACTTGTAGGCAACTCCACCAACAGTTATATCGCTTACGGTTCCGCCAGTTGCAACAACTGGTGGAACGGTCCCTCGACGGGCGTTGTCAACCTGACCAAGAAGTTGTCGTCTGCGACGAGGGGTCAAAGACCCTGCGCTAACAGACACACCTCCAAAAACCTCATTTGAGGGCTTGTTTGGCATTTTTACCTACTAAGCGGTAATTCTGTTGACGTATCCAGAGATGCAGATGACATTGGTTACGGCCGCAAAAGCACGAACCACGAGGGCCGTTGCGTTTCCCTTGAGAATCAAACCCGGCACAATCAGATACAGACCATTCTCTGCCTTGACCGTGTACTCGATGTCATCATCTGGAGAGGTGGTTCCACCCCATTGAATTGTCAACTTGCAATCAGAGGCGGACGAGTTGACTGCGTACAGCCAAACCTCGTCAAGCGTCGTAGTTGTCGTGGAAGCCGTGTGAATCGTGGTTCCCGATGATGCGGTAGCGGCAACCTTGATGGCCTTGCCATCGGTTGAGCCGCTCAGGATTTGCTTGGAAAATGTTGCCATACTGAATACTCCGTTCGTTACCTAGAAGATTGCCGATGCGAGAATGAACTGGTCTACCTGAGCCTGTGCCTGCACAAATGCCGTAGTGGCAATCTGCGTGGTGTTTGTCCCATCAGCGGCCGTAGGGGCCGCAGGAGTGCCAGTAAAGGTTGGAGAAGCCAGCGGAGCACGGCTGGTGTCA